AAATATTATATAGTAAAATTATGAGTAAAGAAATGGTAAACCACCCGGAACATTACGGGGGTCAAGACAATCCGTATGAGGTTGTAAAAGTGTGTGAGGCTTGGGGTCTTGATAAAGATGCTTACATATTCAATGTTGTAAAATATGTTGCAAGAGCAGGTAAGAAAGATACAGATAAAGAACTTCAGGATATGAAAAAAGCATTATGGTATTTGAATCGTAAAATTGAACGTCTTGAGAGTAACGGTTGATATTGATGAATACGCGGAAGGTGCGGTTCTATTGGATGGATTAGAAGGTGCTATCGTTGGGATAGTTGAGGACTTCGGTTCTCCGGGAAGAAAGATGTTATATTCCAAACAAGGAATATTAAATATACTACAAGAGAGAGACCTAATGACTTATGGTGAGGCAGAAGAGTTTTACGATTATAATATATTAGGATTACACGCGGGTGAACAAAACGCAGTATTTTTAGATTTAGAAATAAAACCAATAAAAAAAGAAGATGGTTGGGAATACCAACTGAAAGAGTAATATGGCAAATGTAATGACAACATATGTTAAGATTGTTAATCTTAACGAAGAAACGTTTTTAAAATTTAGTGATTTATTTAAAACTGAAAATGACAATAGTTCTTATGTAGAATTAGTAAATCATTTTAATAAATTATTTGATGAGAAATTTAGTGAACCGGATAATGTTATGGACCGAGAATGGATGGAACAAAACATTGGTTCAAAGTGGATTACCGTTGAATTTGGTGATGATGGATACACACCTGAAGTTGATGTGATAATCGAAAGTGCTTGGAGTGTTCCTACGGAATATATTCAAAAAGTGGTTGAGGTTTTAAATCGGATGGATAAAGATATTGTAGCTTATGGTACATACGAAGATGAAGGATTTTCACCTATCGGTGCGTTTGTTTACGGATATGATTATGATGATATTGAAGATTACGATGAAGAAGTTGATTTTGATGAAATGATGAATGACGACGAGTATCATGAAAAAACGTATGATGAACTATATTCATTAAGAGATAGTTTATATAATTCATATCTTGAAGCAAAAAAAGAAAGAGAAGAAGATGATAGAAACGGGTAAGATTATAAATGGAGATTGTGTTGAGGTAATGAAATCACTTCCGGATGGATGTATTGATTTACTAGTAACCTCACCACCATACAATGTCAACGTGTCGTATGATGTTTACGATGATGGGCGTTCAATGGACGAGTATTGGGATTTTACCCGACAATGGTTATCTGAATCATTAAGAATATTGAAAGACGATGGTAGAGTTGCAATCAATGTTCCTATAGAATTAAACGTTCAAGAAAGAGGGGGAAGAATATTATTCAACGCTGAATTTTGGATAATGATGAAAGAAGTTGGATTCAAATTCTTTGGGATGGTAGATTTAACTGAAGATTCCCCGCATAGAGTTAGACAAACTGCTTGGGGTAGTTGGATGAGTGCTAGTTGTCCTTATATTTACAACCCAAAGGAGTGTATAATATTGGCTTACAAAAAAACTAATAAGAAACTGACCAAAGGTGAATCACAATGGAAAGGTGTTCCAACGGATGTTGAGCAACCGGACGGAACAACTAAAAATAAAGTGGTTTATCAGGATGAGGATAAGAAAGAGTTTATGAATTTAGTATTTGGAAGATGGGAATACTTCGCTGATACCAAATCATTAACAAAGGCGACATTCTCAATGGATATTCCATCAAAGGCGATTAAGATATTAACTTACAAGAATGATATTGTACTCGACCCTTTTATGGGTAGTGGAACTTCAGCGTTCGCGGCGGAACTATTGGACCGAAGATGGTTGGGAATCGAGTTATCACCGGATTATACGGAGATTGCTAGAAAAAGAGTTCAAGCATTAATTGATGAGAGAAGACAAACAAAATTAGAGTTAAAAGAAGAGGAGGTTTAATCCTCTTTTTTTATGTCGTAATAGAATGAATTAGTATCTTCACTAACCCATCGGTCTGATTGATTTTCAACTGATGGAAGGTCAGTATCAACTTTAAATTGTTTTAAATTGTCAGGTAATTTTTTTGTTACCCAATTACTATCTTTCCAAAAGATTCTATTGTTTGGTTGACATAAAAGATATCCATCATCACCACTAAATATGTGACCACATTTATAATCGGATGGTTCATCACTATATGGGTTATTAAACCAATCTACAGTAAACATATATGTTCCCCACACTTTAGTTCCGTCTCTTAACACTATTTCGGCTCTATGATATGCTAAAAAGTCGTATTCAATTATCGATACGTTTTCTGAAAAACAATCCCAAAGTTGTTTATAATTAAACGGAATATCATTGGTAGGTTCTTTTACGTATATTTCGGATATTGGTACTCTACTTCTAACCATACCATCATCGGTCATTACGTGAAAAGTTAATATTACTCCTGATACTGATTGAATTCCAAAACAATATATGTTAATGAAAACATTTTTATCTTCTTCATTTTTGGTAAAATGATATTTTCTTACTAACGCTTTAAAGCTAGGAATGTTTGAATTTAATGTACTCATATTACAAAAATAATTGAAGTTAATATAAAGAGAAGTGTTTAAATATTTTGTGTTATATTTATATATAAATATTTATTATGACAAAAAGATTTATTATTACTGAAGAAGAAAAAGATGATATCCTTTCTAAATATGGTTTAGTTAGTGAGCAAATGAACCAACAAAAGGCGGTTGATACTCAAATGGAAAAAATTAAACCTGAAACAGGTGGTAAATATTGTTTTGGTGACCCAAAACGACTTCAATCGGCTTATGGTTATAATGTTAAATTATATAAAGTTAAATCAGGTGATACGTTAAGTGATATCGCTTCAAAACATCCTGGTGTTACTGATGTTGATGACCTTATTAGAATCAATAAAGGTTGCTCGGTAAGTAAAGGGTTGAAAAGTGGTGATGTAATTGCGATTGTGATGATGCCTTCAATGTAATATGAAAAAACTTATAAAAGAAAGTGGGATAAGAGATATTAATGCTCTTGCAAAACGATATCCCAAAGCGGAAATATATTTTCACCAAGATTTAGATGGTGTAACTACGGCTATTGCTATGAGAGAATATCTTGAAAACAATGGTATTAAAGTTGTGGGTGCTCACGTCATTCAATATGGTGATAAAGAATTTGCTGTAAAGAAGAATGATGCTAAAGGTGATGTGATGCCGGTCTTGGTTGATTTTGCTCACGGAAAACCAATGTTTGTTATCCATACTGACCACCATGATAGACAAGCTGGTGCTGAAGATACAAAATCAACTTCTTTTAGACAATCTCGTTCCAATGTTGAAACCATCTCACAGGTTGTTTCACCAAAGGAATTATTTCCATCTTCAGATATTTTATTGATATCAACAGTAGATTCTGCAAATTATGCGGTAAACAATATTACGGTTGACCAAGTTATTTCTTATTTATTTAAATTAGATAAGGACAAATCATTGGAGAAAAATAAAATGTTAATGGGGTTAGTTGTTAACAAATTATTATTAGCATTTAAAAACAAGCCAGGGTTTTTAGAAACATTGGTTATGGAATGTTCACCATCATTGTTGAATATCCTTAACACCATTAAAAGAATAATGGTTGAAAAAGGTTATGCAAAACCGGAGGAACTTGAAAAGAACAAAGAGGATTACGTTAAGTCAATGCAGACCAACCCAAATGTTAAAGTAATGGATAACGTTATTGTTCAATATGGTGGTGGGTCAATGTTTAAACCGGGTTCTTATGATAGATATACGCCATTTAAAAACAACCCTGAAGCTGATTTTATTGTTATTGCTTGGCCGTTAGGGTTAGTTCAAGCATCTTGTAATCCATTCAAAGGTGAAAGACAATTGAAAGGTGTGAATTTAGGTGAGATTGCTCAAGAAGTATTATCTAAATGGGAGGACCAATTAAAACAAAGAGAGATACCATTGTCAACTATTAAATGGGTTTCGGAATCTTCAAAAGATTTTAATCAAGAATCGACAGGGTTTACATTTAAAGATTTTGTTGCTTTATATGGTAAAGAATATAAGACAATGGAAGATGGTAGAGAAAAATTATATCACATTGGTGAAATGATGGAAATGCCTTTTTCTGAATTACCTGAAGAACATAGAAAAATGTTGGATGACATTAAAGTTAACGCATGGGATTTCATTCAATCAAATAGTGGTGGACACAAATGTATTACAAACATATCCGGGTTAAACTTTATGGGTAGAAGTACTAGACCACCAAAAGGTAGTACTAGATATAATGAATCTGAAGATTCACCTTCAGTTAAGTTTACCAAAATGATTCAGAATGAGTTTGTGAAAGTATTACAGGAGAAGATAAATCAATCGTAGTGAAGGATTGTATCACCGGATTTAATACTTAACTTTTTACAAGTTCCACCTTGGACTTCAAGTATCATATCGCCTTCACCACAATAATTTTCACAATCCTTTGTTTTACAAGGTTGGCAGTTGTGGTGAATTTTTGTTATAACATCATCTTCAATGAAGATTATATCAAGATTAGTTATACAATTTTTCATCCAAAAGCAGTGTTGACCTTCGGACATAATAAATAACATACCGTTAAAGGTATTGTCAAATTTTTTGTTCATCATCCCTTCACTAGTGTCTTTGGATGACATAACAGTTTTGACTTTAAATTTATTTTTGTTTATAGTTAAATTCATATACTTATAAATACGCAAAAAAATATAAAATGAAAGAAGTAAAAAGATATTCCGGTGTAATTGTTAAATGTGGTGACGAAGTGTTACTATGTAAAAGAAATGCTACTGATTCTTTACCGGGTCAATGGAGCATACCTTGTGGACACTTGGAAAAAGGTGAGCATCCAATGGATGGTGTTAAGAGAGAATTTGAAGAGGAAACAAATTATACTTTAGATAACAAATTAAAATTAGTTGGGTTTGTTAAGAGATACAATCGTGACGGCTCAGAGGTGAAAGGGTTGATGTATGTGTTTATGATGGAAACCGATGAAAAGATAAATCCAGATTTAGAGAACGCTAAAGATGGTGAAGAACACACAGAATGTGGGTATTTTGACCTTGAAAATCTACCATTTGATAAAAAAGATGACCAATTATGTAAATTAATTACGAGAATCTTAAAAAAAGATTGATTTTTGTAATTTTATAATGTATTTATTAATTCATTACGCCAACAACCCCCTTTCTTATGGTTGGACACATTGAAACCTCAACAGAGTAAAATTTGTTGAGGTTTTTTTTGTTTATAACAAAAATAGTATTATCTTTGTCGGGAATTTAATTATTAAGATATGATAGTATTAGGAATTATTTTAGGTATCATCTTATTGTTGGTTGCGATGATAGGTGTGGGCGGTTCTATTCAAGACAAAAATAGACGAGCAAAATGTAAAAATTGGAAAGTTGGTGATAAATTAGCTTTGTGTAGAGGTAAATATAATGATATTTTAGAACACAGAAAGAAAGAATATGCTATTCTTAAAGGGTGGGATTTAGAGAATCTTTATATTGATTGTGGTGATGATATGGTTTATCAAGTTAATTGGTCTATAATGAACTTTAACAAATCTTATATTTGGAGAAAAAACTACGAAGATGCTAAAAAAGTAATGGGATGTGACCCGGCTTTTAGTGGTGGTGTTGGTGAGAGTTCTATTGGTAGAATTTATAATGGAAAACCAATTGACGTTATGAGTGAGATTGAGTGTGAGGTGTATTTGAAAAAAGCGTTGGAAGAAGAAGATTACGACACAGCTGAGTTGATAAGAAAAAGAATGGAAAAATTTAGATAAGATGAAAAATATTTTAAGAGGAATGGCTTTGGCGGTACTAGTTTATTGTGTAATTATTGGAATCACTTTGGTGTGTGTTAAGTTATGTGGTGGAAGAATAAGTGATGTTTCAACCGATGTTTATGTTGGTATCGGTGTGGTTTGTGGTTTTATGGGAATAATGATTAACGAAAAATTAGATTAAGATGGGAGAAAAATTTGAAGCATTCGCAATAGCAATATTATCTTTGATAGTATTAGGAATTTTTATGGCTTGGCCGGTCCAAATATTATGGAACGGATGTTTAATCCAAGCGGTAGACGGGTTAAATCCAATTACGTTTTGGCAAGCGTTAGGGATTAATATTTTATGTGGTGTCTTATTTAAAAATTCATCAAGTTCTAAAGATTAATTTTGTATATTAAAAAAATAGTATTATCTTTGTACTCACAAAACATATAGATATGACTACATCAAATTACACAATCAGAATTGAGAACGAGAAGTTCGGGAAACTATTAAACGAAACATTCGTGGATGCAATCCAATTCAAGTTATTCTTGAAGATGGTTCAGGGTTGTCTTGAGTTGAAAAACGATTTGACATTCTTCAACGGAAGTGATTTTTTAATTCACGTTCCATTCAAATATTTGGTAGAATCAGTTATTGTTACATCAACATTTGATATGACATTGGCTGACCATATGAGAAGTAAAGTAGAGGCGTTAGTAACTAAATAATTAGAAAAATATGGATAATTTAGGATTATTATTTTTAGCTGTTGTGATATGTTATTTTTTTTACAAATTTTGGAAAAAAATTATAGCACTGATTGTTCTTGGGATTGTGTTTGGGTTTATGTTTATGGCATCAAGTGTTAATGATTTTATCACTGATGTAAAAA